GTCTTTTAGCTCACGTTCCATGTCGCGCATTTGTTTGCGCTGCATGACGATGTTAAACGCTTGCTCAAGCGCAGTTTGGTGCGCTTTTGCGCCTTCAGGATCATCCGGTGCTGGTTTGTTCTTAGCCGCTTCTGCTTCAGCAGCGGCTTTTTCAATCTGACCTTGCGCGGTAAAAAACTGACTTAGTTCGTTGTAGCAATCCTTGATCTCATGCCCAAGATTGATCGCTTCTTTAACGTAGGCTACACCAGTTTTTGCCGCTGCAAACGCAACGCCAATGGTGATCGGATCAATCATTTCAAGAAATTGAGCAACGTCATCATTAAAGTGATACAAAAGCCAGCCATGCTGACAATAACCGCACCGGCGCAGGCAATCATAATTTGTTCTAACCGTTTAAGCCGCGCGTTGACAGCGCGCATTTGCGTTTCAATGCCCTCATAACGCACAGAACACAAGTCCTCATGCGCGTCGATTTGCTTTTTAACGGCTATAACGGTGACAGCCATTATGCGGCAACGTAGTTAGGGTCGTGAGGCCAATCCACCACAATAGCGGCTTGCAGCGCAGGAACATCCGCAGCAGCATTGATGGCGGTCACAGTGTTTGCAGCAGTTGTACGCACAGCAGCGCGCCAAGCAGACCAATTGACAGGAATGGCGGTTTGCGTCTCAAACGCTTTTGTGACCATCCAATCTGTCGGCAATAGCAGGCTGTACGCAGCGGCGTTAATGCTTGCAGCCCACTGCGTTTTTAATCCTGCAAGGTCTTTTGGCGTGTTGGTATAGGTACGCACCGCGCCGTTTAATGCGCTACTCACCCAATAGAAACGATCATCTTCGGGTGCGTTAGCGTCGGTGACTTCTTCAAGTCCAAGCGCCGCTTTTTCTTCGGGCGTGGACAGGTTGAGCCAATTGGCAGGGTATTGCGTTCCATTGATCTCAAACGCGTTACCTTCAGTGATGTATTGATTCGGTGCTTTATAAAACATAATTACCTCGCAAGAGCGTACTTAAAAGGGTTTTCAGCAAAGGCGGCGTAGATGTAAGTTCTTGTTCCAAACGAAACTTCGCCAGCGGCTGGGTTGGTTGTGTAGATTTTAAAACCGTTTGATAACAAATCGATTGTCGCTGTTGTTGCGCCGTTAGCGCCTTCCGCAGAAGTATCATTCGGCACAAGCCAAGATGTAGCTGGCGCTGCTACGTTATAAGTTTGGCGAGAACTATCAAAAATAAACCATCTTTCTACGTTATCTGAGTTTTTCAGTATGATTAAACGTGGCCTAAAACCAAGATAGGTAAATGTTCCGTTCGTTGAATTGTTGTTCGTCCACGTACCAAACGCGCTGTAGCCAGCGATTGGGGCGAAGCAGTAAGCAACAATGTTGTCATTGTTTGTATACGCTGCTGTTGTCATTGAAAACACGGTGCTTGTCGGTGCAGCTGCAAAATATCCTGCCGCCGCCGCTGCAGTGCTGTTCAAAATCAATCGCTGCGTGTAGCCTAACGAAACGTGATACACGTCCCAATTAAATGCGGAAGAACGGTCTTTTACAATAATAAAACTTGGTGCAACACCTAAACCGTGACCAATAGTGTTGTTTGCTGATGTTGAAAAAGTCCAAGTAACAACACTAAATCCAGCAGTGGAATTGACGCTAACGGTAGACGTTCTATTGCCGTCGGTGTTGGATGACGATGAGCCAGCACCAGCAAGCCATTGCCAACCGACATAAGTAGCCGCATTGGTGTTCATTTGAGCCAGCGCACCAACAGTAAAGCCCGTGCTACCAAACGCAGTTAAGCCTGTTGTCTCTGTTGTCTCTGCTGTTGTTGTGTTGCTCTCTAACTGTTTTTGCACACCACGAACAGAGTCATATAGCGCATGGTCTGTTGCACCACTTCTGCCTTTTACCCAAACAAAGTCAGGATAAAAAGATGCGCTACCAACAGTGTTTGCAATGGTTAAAGAAGCTCCGGTTCCAGTGTATGTTGTAGCCGCCATATACCCCGCACCATTCGCAATCGTCGGCGTTGACAGGTTTTGAGTGCAAAGTGCTTTGAAGCCTGATGGGGCGGTGTAGCTAAATGCGCGTTGACCGAAGTTAAAATCAAATGCTCCGTTTGAGTTATAAAAAGACACTGCTGGCATCATTGTCGTTGCTGTGCCTGACAGCGTACCTGTTGGTGACGTGCCAGCAGCAGGGTCACCTTGTACCCATGAACCTGATGTATTCCTAAACCAAATTTTTCCTGCGTCGGCATCGTAAGCAATTCCAATAGTACCGTTAGCAAGAGCAGGAGCCGTTCCAGAAACCGTAAAATTGCTTGAGTAAAAATTACCTAACGTGGTTGTATACCCCCAACCAATCGCATTACCACTACTTGCTAAAGAAGTTCCATCAGCAAAACCAATGTAGCTTTGTATGCCAACAATATTTACTGTTGATGTTGTTGGATTATTTACAGCAACTTCCCAATACCATTTGCCAGTAGTCATTGGAAATGTGCCGTAAATTATTTGATGGTTTGCTGTGTTATCTCCGGATACTTGAAGATTCCCTGTGATAGCAGAAACCCTGCTATTTTTAGCGACAGGGTTCATAACACAATAATTCCCACGCACCGTACCACCAGCGCCAGTGTCAGTGCCATACGGTGTCGGCGTGTCAACCATTGAATCGTAAGTTGCGCCAGCAGTAACGCTAATGTTGTTAGGTGTCCAGTTGTTTCCGTTGCCGGAATAGTCCTTGCCGATAGTTGCAGCAGTGTTGTTGCTGTTATCGCTGAAATTCAGATAAAAGCCGTTCGTTCCGTAAGTGCCAGTGTATCTCGCTGGCCCCCACACGCCAGTTGTCGTGTTGATTGCGCCGAAGCTAGATGGCGTTAGTTGCTGACCGTCGATGAAGTTGACTTCGGTAAGGTAGCCGTCAAAGTAGTTTTGTGATGCTGGAACTCCATAAGCACCTAATGCATGAGAAACAGCAGAGTTAATATAGGTACTAGAATTTTGAGTAGGATAAGTTATAGTGCCACTAAAAGATGTAATCTGAGTTCCATTTACATAGAACTTTACTCTGTTTGTGTTTGTTGCTTGTGTCGTATCAACCGCAATAACTAAGTGATACCAAGCAGACGGGTCACGAAAAACTTGGGTTGTGTGATATTCCCCATTTGACCCCGCATTGATATACAGAGCAAGGCTATCCCCTGTTTCAAAAAATATATTATCCGTCCCTGTTGCAAAAAATAGTCGCTGTGTAACGCTAAGTGTTCCACGCTTTATCCATGCACTCCATGTCCAAATCTTGTTGTTTGTCGGTGTTGTCAGCGTCCGATTGAAATACGCACTTGCAGCCGAGCGCAGACGCACACTGCGGCTGATTTGATAGCCGGTAGCGCCGCCTTTACCTAAAAATATGTCTTTTGAACTAAACATTATTGGTATGCCTGTTGGAATGCGCCGTACCAGTTAGTGCCATCGGCAACAAAGGTCAGAATATCCCAGCGGCTCGCGGTGGTCGTGATCGTGGGCGCGGTGTTGCTAGGCCATTTTACGCTAGTAAACGTGGCTGTAAACGATCCTGCACCTGTGCTTAAGATCAAAATAAATGACTTACCTGCGGTGGCGGTCGGCATGGTAAACGTGCAGTTGCCGGTCAGCGTGCAAGTTTGCACCGTGCCGCTAGTCAACGACAGGGTTTGCGATGTGCTGCTGTTGCCGATTGCGACCACGCTTTCAACGTAGTTGGTCACGGTCGGGTTGGTCAGCACAGGCGTGGCGATGGTCGGCGTGGTGTCTAACACCATCTTGCCAGTGCCAGTCACGGCGTTGGTCAGCGTTACGCCACCATACGTTAGCGCCGCCGATAATGTGGTCGCGCCAGTTACGCCAAGCGTGCCCGAAACATTTAGGTTGGTAAACGAATTAGCATCTAGCAACTGAAAGCGCGTTCCGTCGTACGCAATTAACGCCACTTGGTTAGCGACCATATCGCCAGCCACAAGCGCCGTTGAACCAGTGCGCGTGATTGACTTAGCGCCCAATCCATCAATGTTGATGGTCACTGCGCCAGTGTTGGTATTTGCCACCACAAACGAAAACATATTGCCTGCCGCATACGCAGTCAGCGCAGGCGATGCCGTCGCGGTCAATGTATCTGTACCAGTAACCGTCAGCAATTTGTCAGCATTGCTTTGCAATTGTCCGTAACGCACAGCGTCGGTGGACAGCGTAGCAGCACCCAAATTGGTGATCTTAAAATTACCCATGCCGATGTTAGCGGTCGGCGTGCTTTGACCGTCTTTTGTTAACGCGGTGGTCAAACCGTTGGCTAGGTCGGCAGTCAGCGCGTTAAACGCAGTCGAAGAAATGACTGTGCCCGAAACAACTGGTTGTCCAGTGGTGTTGATGTTAAATGTGCCGCTTCCGTTGTAGCTCATTTCAAATGCTCCTAATAATTACCGAAGTATATTTCTAAGTTCTTGGTTTGTAGGTTCTTGAACGCGACCTAATTGATATGCCAATTCTCTAGCGACTCTAGGATTGATTTTATCCATTCCGGGATAATTTCTTAAAGCATCAACTAAACCAGCACCACGTCCAGCCATTGCAGCGCTTTCGCCAACAATTCTTGGTGATGTCAAACCAAGCAATGGCAAAAGCAATGGATTGCTCAATGCGCTAGAACCTGCCGTTATAGCAGAACCAATACCTTGTAAACCGCGTGGGGTAATAGCACTTAAAGATTGTCCAGCAAGTTGTGGAAATAAGTTATCAGCAGCACCAGTTTTCTCTAATTCACGACCTAATTCAACACGCCGACCATAATTTGTATTAGCGTTATTACGCAAAATTGATTGCAATTTACGAACAGTAGTATCTATGTTTGCATTTGGGCTAATTGATAACGACTTTTCCATTTCTCTAAGCAATTTGCTTGCTTCTTCATAGTCTTCCATAACTTTGCCATAAGCAGGCGCTTGGTCAACTATTTGCTTTTTGACTGCTTGATAAACGTTATCTGCAACATTTTGTGCTGGTGTATTGGGTTGCGTAGAATCACGAATATCGCTAATTGCTTTTTTGAGCGCATCTAATCCTTCAGGCGTATGAAATTCTGATGGGTTTAAAGACTTCCAAGTATTTACTTTTTCATTGATTTTTTGCCATGTTTCTGCGGCACTTTCATCAATTACTTGACCTTTAAACGTACCGCGAGACTTAATTTCACCAATAGAATCTTCAATTGGTTTAAAGTCTAAAACGGTTTTGTCTTGTGTAACTCCTTGTTGCCCAAACATTCCTTCACGATAAGCCTTTGCGCGATCTTGACGCATTTTTTCTACTGCGTCTTTTGCCGATTTTACAGGCGCATTGGATGATTCGGTGCCACGCATTTGACCAAGCAAATTTGCTAATCTCTCATTACCTGAACGACCTGCTTGGAATGCTTCATTGATAGATGTGGGGCCTGCGCCAGTAGAAAACCCCAAAACGTTAGGCACTGCTTTTCCAGCCGCAACAACAGGCGTAAGTGGGTCTACCAATCGCCCCGCCGAAGCGGTCAAACTTCCTGCTTTGCCGATCATGCCCGGCGCTTTAGCCGCTAATGTACCGCCACCTGTCAAAATTGCTGCGGCATCAGAAGCAAACCCAACTGGATCAGTGGCAATGGTATTTTTTAGATTTTCAATACCGCCATATCGTTTGACAAAAAAATCACCAACTGCATTTGCAGCAGCAGTATCCATTGCTGGTGCGCTGCCACGCGCTTCAGGTGGGGATAATTCTCTAACTTTTTGAATGACACCTTTACCTATATCTACAATGCTTGTGGCTGTATCAATAGGATGAATAAATGGCTGCACAATATCTTGTGCAAATTGCATGGCACTTTTGGGCGTATTGAGAAGTGCTTGTTTTGCCACTTCACCATAAGACAAAGGTTTTGGTGCTGCAATTGGTTGGGGTTGCCCAACAGTTGCCCACGGATTTGGAACATCTTGTTGCACAACCGATGATGGCATTGCCTGAACTGGTGCAACACTAGGAACTTGTTGACCAATCGGCGTTATTGACATGACTTTCCAAGCATCTTCAGCCATTTATTTCACCTGTACCGGTTTGCCATTTTTCAAAGTCCACACTTGACCGTTTTCAAAAGCAGTTTCGTGTCCTTCTTTCAATGCTGACATTGGCGGTAATGCAGTGCCCGCTGGAGACGTGTAATCTGTAATAACGTTTCTAGGATCTAAATTCATCCTTTTTGCTATATCGGTGTAATTTTGTTGAATACGTTTAGCGCCATCTAATTGTGCTTTGTATAAATTATCTGCTTCACGCAAAAAGTCGTTTCTTAAATCAGGCGGCAAACGTTGACCGCTAATAACTCTTTGCATAGCGCCTTGCACGCGTTCACCAAAAGAGCCTGAAGCGGCAGCAGTAGCAAATTCTGATTCTCTAACAACAGAACCCGGATCAAGCAATTTGACATAGCTATAAAGCAATGACATATCACCAGCGCCAGTATTAGCAACACCACGAATTTTGGTGTGTGCATCTTGCACAGTTCTAAAATCTTTTGTTAAAGCATTAAATTCATCACGCAAAGTATTTTCACGTTCAGGCGCATTTTTTAACGCTTCAGCCATCATTCTTGGCGATTGCAACACTCTTGCGTTTGCAGATGGCCCACTTGCTGGTTGCGTAACATTAACAGAAGGATTTGGCACAGCCGATGCAGGTTGCGGTGCGCCACCAAACGCAGCGCCTCTTGGTTGTACTAACCCTAATCTTACGCCAGTATCATAATAAAGTTGTTCAGCGCTAATTCCAATACGAGCAGCTTCATTTTGTAATTGTCTACGTTGATTTTCAGACAATTGATTAAATGCTCTATCAGAAAGATCTCTTTCTTGTTTAAGTCTTGCTTCAGTGTCTGCAGAAACAGCTGGTTTTGCACCGCCTGTTTCAATAACTTTTCTGTTTCCTTCTTTGTTATAAGCAACCGTGACAATTGTGCCATCTGCCAATTGTTCACGAATTGGCTGTCCATAATCAGCTTTTTCTGGCGCGGTAAATTTGGGTTGCAAAGTGTTCGGATCAAGCAAGATGTCGCCAGCACCAACTTTAATTGGCGCTTTTGTTGCTGATTGCGAAAGATATTTCTGAAAAGCCAAATTACGCATTTCGGGCGTTTTCAACACATCTTGACCAAATATTGCTGAATCAAATATGTCAGCAGGTTTACCTGCAACTGCTGGTTGTATAGCAAGGCCGCCTTCACCGCCAGCGCCAACTTCGCCACCCGGTATTACTTCTGCTGGTTTACTTTCTCTTGGTTTCAATGCTTCAATCAACGTTTGCATATCGCTTGCCTGATCCGCACGATAACGCTCACCTAACGCTTGTTCTTCTTTACGCGCATCGCTTTGCATTTTTGCAGCAGCAAATCCTTGCAACGCTTTTGCCAGTCCTGTAAGTGGCGATGTGCGTGCTTCAATGCCTTTGTAGCTAAAGCGTTCCGGTGCTTGCATAGATTGCTGTTGTAGCAACTGTGCAAGTTGTCTTTGTTCTTGAATTTTTGCCAAATCGGATTGATATGGATTTGGCGCAGTAAAACTGACAATTTGATTTTGCATTTAAGCACCCATTGGGCGGTTAAAGTCGTAAGATTTCGGCCCAGTAAAAAGATTTTTCATAAGATCGTTGGCGTACAAACCAGCCATTCCACCTGTCATGGCAGGCGTGCCGCCCATCATTTGACGATAGCGTTGTATTCCTGACATATTTTGAGGCATGCCACCTTGTGCGTTTTGTTGCTGCTGTAACGCTTGCGCCAAACGCATATTGTCACTGTTTAACGATGGGTTTGTGAATGAAACCATTTGATTAGTGAATGGCATGATTAAATCAATCCGAAGTATTTAGCACCTATCATCCCGCCGGTGCCTGCTAAATTGTAAAGTCCCGCATTACCTGCATTGTAATTTGCAGATTGAATACCGTATTGATCCATTGCCGCTTGGTTTTGAGCCAGCGCACCTTGCATAATTGGTGGTGGCGCAATTTGCGTTGGTTGATATCCTTGAAATGATGGCATCATAATTTGCGAGCCTGACATCAAACCAGTGATTTCGTTTAATGGTTGTTGACGCAAATATGCTTGACGTTGCAATTCTTGTTGTGAAGCAGCATTTTCTGCTGCTACTCTTGCTGCTTCTTCATTAAATCCTTGTGCGCGAATACCTGTTCCTAAATTGATGCCTTGCAATGCGGCTTGCGTCAGCAAATCGTTTTGTGCTTTTGCTTCATCCAATTTGGCATTGCGGTATGCTTCGCCGCCAACAGTCAAGCCTTGATTGGCTAATGTTTGTTCAAGTTGATTAGAACGACGCGTTAAAGTGGGTTCTAAACGCGACATGATTGCTTCTTGCGCGGTTGTATCTGCATTGACAGGCAACGGCGGCAAATTGGATGTATCAAATTTTGTTTGCAATGCACCGACTGTTGGTTTAAATCCTTGCCCCAACACATTTTCCGCAGTGCTAACACCTTTTTCACCTAAAATAGCTAACGCCTTTTGAACGCGTTGCTGTGCTTCAAATGTTTTTTGCGCTTCAGGTGTTAAACTTTGCGTAATCGTGGGTTGATTGTTAGCGCCAAACGTAACTGTTTGAGAACCAGTTGGCCCATATACATTAGGATTGTTTAAGTAACCTTGTAATTTGGCAGTAGCTTCATTTGCTGCGCCTTGTGCTTGTGCTGCGCCTGCGTAGTCCGGTGCTGGTGGCGCTGCTGGTGCGCTTTTACCCATGATGTCGTGCTCCTATTTTGCTTCTGTATTTGTCAGTTAAAAATCGGCACTCATCATGTGCCATCGTATAGAAAACAATGTCACCTTCAGGTCGACCATCTTTAATTTTGCTTTCTTCGGTGAAACCCATCTTTTTCACTAGGCGCGTACTTTCTTCATTGTCGCTGCCAACAGGCACAATAATTTTATCAACTTGCGCGGTGTTATAGGGATAATCAAAGATAACGGCAAGAAAACGCGGTGTCATGCGCCCTTCAACGGCAATATGACACCAAATCGATTTCTTGTTCCAGTTTTCGTAGATTACGCCTGCCACAATCTCGCCGTCCTTTTTTAGTCCAATTGCCTGCGAACGATTAGCGTCGTAGCCACCTTGCACACGCTTGGCAACCCATTCGCCAATGTCCGTGCCGTACACTATATGCCAGCCCATCCGGTCTGATACACAATGTCAGTTGATGCCCATTCCACTTGGATGCCACTGCTGCTGGTCTTTAACTGTGTTGCACCGCAATAGCCAATACCTGTAATTCCCTGCCAGTTGTTTGTAATGGTCAAGCCCGAACCCCAAACGCCGGTATCCCACAACGCAGAATCCCACAATGCGTAGGGATTGGGCGCAAACGACAACGCAGCGGTTGTGTCGGCAATTTGGAAATCGACGTTCATGCCGACAAATGTGGATGGCACACCATCGGTAAATAGCGATGGGCGTGCGCGTGTAAAGTATTTCTTTACGCCGCGAGAACCGTAGTAATTGAACGCTTGCAGCGCGTTGGCGTTAATGTTGCTGGTGTTATCAATGTAATTATCATCCCACGCCAACCCAACAAAACCATTGCCGCCAAAATAGGGTTCGTCGTTGTAGATTGTCCAACAGTTAGCGTTCCAGCCTGTAAAGTTGCACCATGCCTTTGTGATGGTGTTCATCACAAATTGCTGTTGCTGACCGACCGCGATGGGGACGTTGATAAATAACGCGTTGCGCTTGGCATAATAAAGAATTTGCCAGCCGAAATTGTTTTGGTAGGTGCTTGTGACTTCTGTAATCGCGCCTTGAATCTTGTCTGATAGCGCCACGCGCGGATCAAGGCGAGAGGATTGGAGTGCCTGTGCAAGTGGCAGTAAACCATCAAGCGACAGAATGAGGATGTCACCGCCCCATTTAAGGATGCAGCGGTGTCCAACTGGCGCGCCTAGCTGCCACACGCCAATCAACGCCCACGTTGAGGCGCTAGATGGATCAGTGCCGCGATAAACGATGATCTCGCCGTTAGACGTAACAAACACTAGGTTATCGTCCACACCGTAGCCAGCGTCAATTGTCCACGCGCCAAACGACGTAATGCTGCCGCCTAGCTTGGCAATCGACGTTAGATCAAACGCTTCTGCTGCGCCGCCAATGCTATTGACAGGCAAATACCATGCTTTGAGCGAATTGTGCTGCACAAACCACAAACGGTTCTTAAACAGCGTCACATTGTCAAAATCAGCGGAACTAACGCCAGTAATGCTTGGATTTGACCAAGTTGTACCGTTATAAAGCAGGGCAGAATCTACGCCATTAACAGCCATTAAATAACTGCCGCCTGCGGTTGTGATGTTGACATATTCCCATTTGGAATTAGTCAAACCGGTGACAACAGCCGCACCAACCGCACCGCCTGCCGTGACGTTGTAAATTGAACCGTTGGCGATAGCGAATAACTTATTGGATGAGCCGCTAGAATAGGTCATCAGCGTTTCGACTTGCCCCGAAATGCCAGTGGCAAATTGGCTGTAACCGCCGCGCAAATTGACGCTAGAAACGCTTGGAAACCAGTTTTCAAGCGTTACCGCATCGGTCGCTTCCATGTTGGCAAGCGAATCTCGCGCGTTCCAGCCGCCAACAGGTGCGGGCAGCGAAGCGACGTTTGCCGCCATGCCTTGCACCAGTGCGCGTTGGGCGCTAGTTCGACGCGCCATAACCACTATCCGGTATGTTGTCGTAACCGATCAGCACGGTGCCCGGACGCGGCGCAAACGACAAGTTAGCAGAAGACATATCCAGCGATTTTGCAGCCTCAAGTTCCATAATGTAGTTGCGATACATCGCGGTGGTGTCAAAGCCCTTTGCCTCAAAGTATTTGAGTTTTGTGCCGTTGACCATCAAGCGGTCGGGATAAATGCAGGTGTCGGTGTCGGCAGTAAAACTATTTTTAGCTGTGCCTGTGGAACTTGCAGCCCACGCCTTGCTGCGGTATTCAAAGCCAAGATATTCGGGGGTGCTGTTGCCGGGCCAAATTTGGAAATACGCCCCCAACAAGCGCCAACGAATACGCGGGCCAGTTGAGATATACCCCGATAACAGCCATTCCCATTGCTGTGCATCTTCGGGGCCAAGCATTTCCCAATGCTTTGACTTATCCCACATGGTGCGCGGCACCAAGCTCTCATAGTCGCTTGGCAATGAATACTTCATCTTTTGGAAGTAAACAGTGGCGTTGCTGCCACCCGCAGATGCAAAGTCCTGCGATAACGTCACTTGCGTTCCCGAATCAACCGACACGATAAACGTGTTTTGGTTGATACCTGTGCCGACCGCTTGATAAGTGGTATCTAATCCAGCGGTGCTTGGGATGCCGGTAATGGTACGCGCTGCGGTTGTCCAGTTGCCGGTAGTGGTTAAATATTCGGTATAAAAAGCGTGTTGCTTGGTAAGTTCTCTCCACTGACTACGACGCAAGAGTTCGTAACCTAAAGCATTCATCAAAGCCAAAATCTGTATTACGTCTTGGTTTGTGTTGCCTGCTACGGTTGAGGGCGTTGAAACCCCCAACTCATTCGTAACTTGCTGGACTAGCTCCAGCATCGTAGTTGTGGACATTTTCTAACTTGCCTCGACTAAATCTGCGGTTTTTTTCGGTCGTCCGGGCGCACGCTTTTGCGGTTCTTGACCTTCAAGCAACATAGCCATTTTAGCTTCCAAATCGGCTAACTTTTGCTTGGTTTCTTCAAGTTCTGATGCGCTATCCGAACGGTTTTTGTTGTTCAAGTAAACGCGGGCGCGCTCGCGCAGTCCTGCTCCACCCATGCCAATACGCTGCATTTGGCTGTCGGATGCGAGTGCTACTTGTTCAACGGTTTGAAACTTGAGAATCTGCAATTCTTCCAATTGATTGTAAGTAAGATCGGCAGGTGCATTTTCGTGCCACGAACGTAATGGCGTGCCAATCATGGCGCTTTTGCCTTCTTCGTGCTTCATTTGAAAATACAGCCATTGACGCGGGAAACGCTCTTTGTGATCCTCACGCACGCGTTGTTCAACAATGCTGGTTTTATCGCCGGGGATCATAATCCGAACAAACGGTTCGCCCTTGTAAGGTTCATCCTTGAAATGATAAAACTCAACGTGTAATTGTGAATCTGCGTTCTGAATATCACTGTCCATTGCTTTTTCTCCTGTGGGGATACTTAAATGTTGTTCACTTGCGTTACGGTCAAAATGACCGATGGAATTGCTGGTACTGGTGAAGATGCTGATGCAGCCAAAATTTGGCAACGTGTGTCATCGGTTGACCACATCAATTGAAAATACTGCCCTGCCGTAAGACTTGTTACAAAATTCCATGCTGCAATTGTTTCTGCTGATGAGCCTTGTATTGCTATTTTACTTGCCGAATTTGCTACATCTGAACCATTCAATCTCAACCAAATATAAATATTTCCTACTGCTCCTGCTGTTTTGTGCAACTGTGCAGAAAATTGGATATTGTAAATGCCCAAATTATCAACAAGAATGCGCGACGTTGGGCTACTGCGTGAAACACCATTTGATGAATCCGTTGTATTAAACGTCATCGCATAAGCGGTATTAGTTGCTGCCGCTGTTTGCGTTGTTGTGTCGTAAAACGAACCGTAATGCAAAATCGGCATTGAACCGTTGTATCCCTGCACGCACTCCCAAACCGTCTTTGTTACGGCATCAAAAATGCCGGTGCAACTGATTGGGATGCTGACAGAACTAGCGCCAGCTATTGTTGAAGTTGATTCGTAGGGATACACCGTAAGCGTGCTCGCGCCGCTATTGGTGATCCAAATCGTTTCTCCTTCTTCAGTTGGCGGTAACTTAACGCCTGTGCCTGATGAAACCGTGCCGACGTTGTTGTAAACTTTGACTAACTGTAATGCGTCCGTGCGCGTTGTTCCCGATGCGGTTAAAGCGGTCGAACCGTCTCCGCAAATGGAGACGGTTGCTAACTGAGATGAACCCGAACCTAGAACCCGCGACGGGATCGGCATATTAGGCAGTCGTTACCGATACCCAAGTCGTTGCGCTAGTGGCGAAGAACAAAACGCCCTTGCCGTTGGCGATGTTAACGCTTGAAGCGGCGGCGTTGATTGTTGAGCCTGTTGGTGGGTAGGCAACGATTGTTTGACCGGAACCATTAAACACGCCAACCATTGCGCCGACTTCGGTCGGTGGCAACTTAACGCCGGTCGAAGCCGACGATGTGGTGATGGCGTTGAACACCGCCGACAATTGCAACGCGTCGGTCGCGGTCGAGCCAGTGGCTACCAAACCAGTTGCGCCATCGCCGCAAATGGATAAAGCCGAAAGAGGGGAGTTGCCTGCGCCTAAAACGCGTGAGGGGATTGCCATTTAATGCTCCTTTTAAGTAAGTTGAAAGCCACGATGTGCTTTTTTCTGCTCTCTGTGCCAGTGATAAGCCATCGGAGCATTTTGGTAGTGCCGAAAACCCGGTATTCCTTGCGTCCAGTGCAAAATCTTTGCTTCTTCATTTGTGCCGTACTCATCGCACAGCCAATTCCATTCGGCAGGCAACTCGCCGACTTCTTCGTCGTTTAGCCAATAAAACTGGTGTGACACGACAGAGTTGACAAGTTCTATTTTATTTGATTTGTGTCCACAATTCCACAACATTACGCTAGACCAGTTTTTGCGTGGGTAGTCGAGGTTGGGCGATTCCATGTCGGTGCCGATATACTTAACCGTGCCATTCGTTTTGTAGTCATTTTTGACCACTTGAACGGCAAATTTTTCATCGCGCATCGCCCACAGTTTGGCTATGTCATCCAAGCAAACCATGTCCGAACCATCGGCAAAGATCGCCCAACCGTCGTAATTACAGATTTTGGGAATAGCAAAGCGGCTATAAGTAAAAGCGTTAGAGCCGGTGGATTGCGGCCCATGCAGCGGCAGGATGGCGATTGGCTCGGATGCGCGCGAGACAATTGAGTTCACAAACACGCCAAGCCCTGCGGCTTCGCGCTCATCCCAACCGCAGAAAAGCCGAATCATTTATACCCCACAACGCGCATATCTCGATTGGGAACGTGGAACAGCGCGTCGGTTACTTCCACATCCCTAAAACCTGCCGTTTTTAATAAATCAGCAATTTCATCCTTTGAATAACACCACTTGTGCTGCATTGCGGCAGGTTCAGACATACCAAATAGGGCGCGTCCAATCATCCCTTCGCTGCGGTGTCCGTGATTCCACAAGCCGATAATTTTATCCAAACAAGGCATCTCAAGCGTTAGTTTGCCATTATCGCGTAAGACGCGATGCCATTCGCGCAACGTGTTTTCCACGTCACCGCGCTCAAGGTGTTCAAACAAATGAATGGCGGCGATCTCATCGACCGAGCCGTTATCCATCTCTAAACGGCGCACGTCTGACAAGATGTCAGGTTCGCCAGCGATGTCCACGCTAGTCCAAGTAGGCCAGTGGCGATCACCAGCACCTAGATGGAGTCGAATACGCTCGCCCATGCCGCGCCGATCCTTTCGGGTGAATACTTGGATGCAATGTAATCTTGCGCTCGAATCGTCAATTCATTGAGTTCGTGGCTAAATGCTTGCGTGTATTGCATACCGCCTTTGAGCGAACCCAAATAAATGTAGTCGCGAAAATCCCTGTAATTTAGGCTATTTTCTGCGACAACAAAGCATCCAGCCATTACCGCGCTAATCAAGCGATTTGCGCTTTTGTAAGTGTTTGGATCAGAAACAGGCAAAATAACCACGTTAGCACGCGCAAATTCGGCTTTTAACGCATCTTCTGACCACGGTACATAGGTGGGTAGCACGTTGTTATTTCCGGTGCATAGGCGCAGTTTTACGCCCTTTAGCATGGGTAAATACTTGTAGATTTCCTTAATGTTGGATTCATGCCCAAACCACAGGAAATTATCGCCATTGGCGTGCACTGGCGCTTCGTGCTCCCAAGTGTCGGGCACAACCTGCGCGTCAATTTTGGTGTGCGTATAGATGCGGCGCGCCATTTCTTCGGTCGCGCAGGTCACGCGATCCGCTAATTTGGCGCATTTTGTGTAGATTTCGCCCCAAATGGGCTTGTCAAAATGATCGTCGCACAAATCCACAACGGATTTTGCGCCCGAATCGCGTACTTTTTGGATGATTTCCACGTCATCAGCGTGCGGTTTGGAGAAAACCACAATATCCGCGTCACCTTCGTTGATAAACGACCGATAACCGTGTTTTTTGATCTCAGATGCAGGAATCGCCACGCGCAGGCGATAGGATGCCATGCGTGGCCCGCCTCTGTGGATGAAACTTACGCCGCGAGTTTCCATTCGCGCCTAACTTTCATAATTTCAGCAATTAAACCATCGCCTCTGACATCCAATGTGATGTCAGGCATGACAGTATAAACCAACTGAAACTCATTAGCCTGTTGCGCCATTGCCATGTTACATAAAAATTTACGCTTGTGCGGCGGTTCGCCCACCATCACTTCAACTGTGCGGCCTGCTTTCTCACCCGAAAAGCGTTTTGTGCCATCTTCTTTGATGCACGAATCGTAACCGTACAGAATGAATTTACGGAATCCCAACAAATAGCCTAGATTGATTGCGCGCAACCCACTGGTTGTGCCGCCACCAACTGCTAGGCGTGTGCCAATTTCTTTCATTTCATCATCGCTCGACCAGCTATTCCACAGCAGTATCTTTTTATCTGCCAAGTGGTCAAACATCACCGGATCGCAGCGCGATGCTAATAAATAGGTGGTGTGATCGTTTTTGCGCTGCACACCATTGCGCTTGTCACGCGGATCAAGATCAACCCACAAGTCGGGTTCTAATCCGTTTTCGCACAACCAATCGTGCGTGCCCTTGATTGAACAAATAGGCTTGCCCTGCTCTTTGTGCGCTTTTATTTCGTCAAAATACTCTGTCACTGAAGGCCCACTCCCCACCAGCACGATAGTTCCATCGTGCGGGCAGGGGGCAGGGGTAAACTCCGGTAAACCACGATCCAACGCCGCGCGGATATTTTGAGCGAGTTCCGCAGGCTCGCCTGCGGCTTGAACCGAGATTTCCAGTTTTTGCATCTTAAGTGCCAGCAATACCCGAAGCGATATGCGGGTAACCTGCGATACAGGTCACAGCAGTCGCGTTGGAGATTGATGTCGTGGCTACCAAGCCGAACACGGCACCGCCTGACACCACAGCGTCATCAAGCACGCCCGATGTTGCAGTGGTGTAAAGAGGCACGTTAGGGGCAGCATTAGCAGCAAGGTTAACCAAAACCTTACCACCCATTTGCACCCAACCGTAATAGCCCGAAGCGATGGATGTTTGCGCGAAGCCGATACGCTTGCAAGTTGCTGCGAGCGTGGTGGTCATCATCTGCGCCTTTTGCGTGTCATAAATTGCGACAGCAGCGTAGGTGCTGATTTCCGACAGGGCTTGCACATAAATGGCTTGACCACCATCCGACAAATTGACAACAGTACCCGTAGTGAACTGCGAGGTGCTGTCAACGTTGGTAAGGGTTACGCCAGCGGTGTTGCTAACTGAAAAAGTAGGCATTTTCTATGATCTCCTATTAAGCAATCAGCACGCCGCAGAACTGCGGGCCGCTGCTTGTGAGGTTACCGGCCCAACCAATTAGCTTCACGATAGCGTCTTGGTTGACCGCTTGGCGTTCGCCACCGATTGGCACGAAATTACGATCCGCATGGGGACGGAACATCATGTATTTCGTGTTGAGGAACCACATGTGGTTAGCAGTAGCGGCTGAACCGATACCACCGTCGAGCACAACGTCGGATGCCATACCAGCGCCGAAATACTTCAGCGAGGCAAAGCCCGCGCCAGCCATTGACGAACCACTGTCGGTAATACGCTGAATCGACTGCAACGATTGCAGGTACAAGCGATAGTAGTTGTTGTCGGCAACGATCAGGTCAGGTTTGTCCGTACCGCGAATCAGTTGCACAGCGACCGAATCCATGTACTGCTGGATGTTGGACGCAGTGACAGCCGCACCGCCGTTGGTCACGCCCGAATACGACACGGAACGCCAAAACGTCCACGCGGAGCGATCAATACCACCGTATGTGCCGGTCACAGGCGAATCAGGCACAGCAGCGCCCAAACCGGTGATGTTTTTGCCAGCGTTGCCGGTTCCATCCAAATAGATGTCCGAACCGATACGGTTAGCCAATTGCGCTTCGGCAACATTCATACGACCGTCAAGCAGGTCAATGATCGCCTCTTTGCCGCTGTTCTGAATCATTTCCAAACCGCTGATCGACACTGCCGACGCGTATTGGGTAATTGAGAACTGAGCAGCCGAGATCGGGCTGTTTTGCGACACATTCAACACTTCGTAGCCGGAATAGCTATTGGTGTTGTTCGTTGTGCTGTCGTTGTACATAATTTCCTGGCAAGGTTGTTACGAGCTACAACTGCTCGGCGTGGTCATTTCTGCCACACTCTCGAACTTAAATGACTTCAAGTTATATTCGAGTTCAGACTATCGCTTCACCTTTGCAGGTGTTCTCTCGCTTAGTCGTTCACGGTGCTTTCGCTTCCGCCTTGTTGTCCCCTTCGGGAGTTCCAAGTCAATCAGAGAGAATTCTCACATCTGCGTTTCAATGCAGAGTGACCCCAACATTAAGGATTACGTTACCACCGGAAAACGGCTTAACGTTGCCGCGCTCTTTCAAACGACGCAGTAAAGCGTTGTTGTTTGTTACGTTATCAGCTAACTCACCGCTACGCGATTGGATGTTAGTCGCGATGATGTCGCTGATTGAACTATTGGCGAATGCCATTTTTCAATCTCCTAGTTAGTAAATCAAAGTCGGCTTGTTATGCCATCAAACTGCTCGGCTAACAACGTCCGTCGGTCTTGTGCTTTAGTGGCGGGGGGCGCTCCGGGTGCGGAACTACGCACGCTCACTGCTGCTGCTCGCGCCGTTTTTGCCGCTTTATCAGCGACAGCCCTTTTCTGCGCGTCTAGCTTGGCTTGTGTGCTTGCTTGAACGCTTTCAAAAAGCTCCGGATCGAGACGAATTGCTTTTTCATATGCATCATCTAACGTCTGCGCGACACCACTCTGTAGGAGTTGGATCATCGTGGGACGTGCTGCTTCAAAATGCTCTGCCTTTTGTGAAAAATGGTTAATTTCCGTCAAAAGTTGAGCATTCTTTTCTTGCTCCTGCTGTTCCCGCCAACTCATCACCTCGCCACGAATTCTGTTCAATTCGTGCTGAAGCGCCGAAACATTGGGATCGGCAGGCATTTGTTGCTGCTGAATTTCTGTTACGCCCGACAAATCTACGCCATATTGCTGTGCAAGTCGAGCGAACAACGCGCGTTTTTGGTTGGGGTCGCTGTAGCGCAACGCATGGTCGGCTTCCATTAACGCCTTGACCGCCTGCGGCGCGTCAATACCCAAGCCTTGAATCGTCTGCATATATGGCTGCACGACTTCTTGAATCTGATCGGCAAATTTAGCCTTTTCTAGCAATGGCTGAACGCCAGCCTTCATTTGTTCTTCGCGCTGCCATGCGTATTCTTGCAGGCGCGGATCGGCGCTTGACCATGCTTCGTGATAGTCCTTTTTCCACGACGCAGGTGGACGCTTCCACACTGGCGGTTCTTCCACTTCCTCAACCGCAGGTTCTTCGGCGGGCTGCGCGTTCTTTGATACAAACTTGCCTGATTCGTCGCGCACGCGCGCACTGGGCTTTGTCTCGGCTGCGGGCGCTTCTTCTACCGCCTCTGCCTTTGCAGGCGCAGGCGCGGGTTCTGCGGATGCTTCGTTTTCAATTAACTCAAACTGCTCGGTCAAAAGGTCGCGGCGTGTTTCAGAATCGGCTTGTGTGATCTCAGACATTTGTTGCTCCCTGTGGGGGTTTAACGGCGGGTAAAACGCGCATCATCGCGCAATTTGCTCAGAATTCTGTTTGCCTCTTTGTGCGTCATGTTGCCTACCTGCTGGCGCAAAATGTCGCGCCGTTGACTCTCAACAGGCGCGGGCGCACTGTTTTGCATCTTTTCGTTGCCAACTTCAATACAGCCATGTGCCTGCAAATGCTCGCGGTGACGGCTGCGGCTTGTAATCATCGAACCGTCAATCATGGATTGGTACGGTTGAATGTCGTTCATTACATAGTGCGCGGCTGGCTCGGCATCGTATTCGCCTTTCTCAATCGCCTCACCGTTGATATAAACCCAAGATCGTCTAGTCATAGCAGTAAAAGTACGTCCTCGTCATCGGCTTCAATGTGTTTATCCCATACCTGCTGTGCTGCGTGCAGTTGCGAGATGATTGCGTCATAGTCAAACGTGGTGCCTGTAAGGATTTCGGCTTTGCTAGTGATGCCGTGTTCGCGCAACGGCTCGACGATTTCGGGCACATCTTCTTTGCCTTCAACAATGCGTTCGTAAACGGCAATAAGCTCGCGGCGCTTCGCTTCGCGGTTTTCGGCTTCCCGCTTAAAGCGGTCGCGTAGCTTGTCACCATCGTGCGTGTCAAGATCGATAAGCGTGGGAACGTAATCCCACGTTGCCGAATCCCAAGTGCCTGTATCCCATCCACCATTCATTATTGGGTCTGTATTTCAACACCGATTGCTTTGCCATCAGGCCCACGAATAATCCGTTTCGGCGCTGACATCACCTGCATCATCGTTTCCATTTTCTGCGCGGTATCAGCCATGCCTCTATGAAGCATTTCCACGCCTTCTAGCGCACTCTGCACGCCCGCACCAAGCTCCTGTGTCATGCGCTCGGCGCTTGCGGTAGCGGCCTCGACAAGCGGTATATCCACGCCCGGATTCGACGAAATCCGCGCCACCGTGACCTTTGTCGCGGCTTCGAGTTCCGTTTTCCAACGCTGGAATTCTTCTTCGCGTGCAAGTTTTTCCGCTGCCATCTGCGCTTCGAACTGTTGCTTTTGCGCTTCTAACCGCGCCTCTGCGTCCAATTCCATTTGCTTCATCGCAGCATCGGCCTGCATCTTTGCTTGTGCCAGTTGCGCTTCCATTTGCGCTTTTGCCTGTGCTGCTTGCACATCTGCCTGCACGCGCATCTGATCGGATTGCTGCTGCGCCTGTAGCTTCATCATTTCCGGATCGGGTTTGGGTTGCGGGTTCATCGCGGCTTGCTGTTGCTTTTCCTTCAACTGATCGAGCGCCGCGTCTAACGCGCCTTCAATCGGTTTGGATTGCTTGAACGCGGTTACGCCAAACTTCATCACTTCAATCAGCATCGGCGTAATTTCGGGCGATGCTTGTGCCACTGGCAGCGCTTCACGCAAGAACCCGCCAAACGCGGTGATGAACTCAACGCGATCCTGCTTCATTTGCGCTTCATCCAACTGCACCAAACTATCGGCAGCAACGTCAATTCGGAAGTTACGCAACGGACGGTCTTTGATTAGCTCAAGCGCCTGCGGGATCATTTGCTGATCTTGCGGCACCATCTGCGCCGCAGCTGCGTAAGACAGAATCGTTTGCGGCTGAAACTTGGTGCAAATGATTTGCGCCTTGAGACGTAGCAATTCGGTCGCAAATAGCGCCACATCCTCTTGCATGGCCTTTAGACGCAGCGACGCAAACTGCCCTTTGATTTGCTGTGCGGTTGCGGTTTCAGAGGCAAATGACGCACCGCGCAAGATGTCCGATAGTCCTGTGATTTCGTAGATTTGGTTTTTGATATCTGCGCGCGCTTGGTAGCACTGATTGAGCGTGGAAGCCAGCATGTCAATTGGCAGCAAATCAATCGCGCCCTTTAGCCCGCCCTTTTCACCAAACGCCATCCAGTTATCCACAGGAATAAGCGCATTGTTTTCGCCTTCGGTCAACAATCGCTGCAATGCTGGCTGACTAGCATCGTAAACGCCGCGCACGCGCAATGCCTTGACCAAACCATCAATGCGGTCAGACAGGATGTCAAGTTCGACCGCCTGATCTTGATACAGCACAAAATCGGGCACAGGCACTAGCGTGTCGCTTGTCATCGTGGCATACAGCGGTTTAGCGCATGGGAAAAAGCCCTCAAGCCCCAACGGATCATCGCGCACGTCAATGTATTGCGGAGCGTTCTTGCTTAACCAATACACCTTGCCCGATTCTTTATCCCACAGTTCGCAAATCATTGCGCGCGTGTGTTCTTTTGTCGATTGACCGTATTGCTTGAGCGTGTCGGGCGCGGAATCAAGCGGGATAGTTTTAGCTTTTTCTTCGCCGAATCGCTCGATCAGCGCGTCCTTCGTCATATAAACCCAACGCCACACGCACGTCACTTCTTCCCATGTGCGTGCGATGGAATGACCGAAATCCTTCCAATGCACATAATCAACCGGCGCGCATTCGTATTCGATTTCCTCTGCCATTTGCGGCATACCTGCGCTGCCATCTTCTGATTCAGCGTGCGGCTCGGTGTCCACATCTTCGGTAATCTCTAACCCATCTTCGGGAATGCCCACCGCGCGAACGTGCGGCTCATACCTCGCCCATGCCACGCCGCGACCACCAAGAAACCGATCTTCGACGCATTGACGCATCGTGGCGCGGAAATCGGGGTAATGCTCAATCTCAAAGTCCAGCGCGCGCTCAACTAGCTGCGAGGCCACGCGACCGATTGGGTCATTGTCACCGAAGCGACGCGACACATCGGCTTTTGGTAGGCGTGCGTAAACGGCGGGGATCAACGTCTGCACGTTTGACCACAGGATGTTGAACTTTGCCGTTTCGTTAGTGTTTTGGGAACGATTATCATCGCGGTAACGCTTGATGATTTTTTGTGTACGCGCTTCCCATTTCTTGAACTCACCGTCGTACTGAGCGATGACGTTCATCCACTTTTGCACGCCTGTGCTTTGTTGTTCCATCATTTATTCCTTGCAGAAATAGCTTTAGCTTTTGCTCGCGCATCTTCTTTGCTTGACGCGCCCCAAGCACGCAGTGCAAGTGCAAGGCGAGTGGGTTCACCGTTCTTTTCCATCGGCCCCGACATGTTGCCCATCCGAGCCAAGAACGACGCACGGCGTGGGTTGTCACCCGACTTCACTGGCGGTTTCAATGTGCCACCAGTTTCGCGGTGATAGGACGCGCGCCCTTCGGCGTTTAAACCGCCGCTTGGGTTCTTGCCTTCACTGCGTGTCCATGCTGCTGTCATTTCTTGTTTTCCGGTTTAACTGTCTTAGCTGATTCACGGAACGCTTTTGCGGTCGGTGCGCCCGGTTCGCCGGGCTTACGCATACGTTCGCCCGAACCGTGTTTGATCCGCTCCTGCTTGGCTAAGATATTGGCGTATAGCCCCGGCTTATTCATCATGCCGAGAAGATGCCCACGCCGATAACCGATACACCTGCGCCTGTCGTGACTTTCCACGCACCGGTAGCCGAGCGCATGTTTAGCTCAATGCTATAAACGCCAATCGTTGTGCTAGCAGGCACAACAGCAATAGATGTTGAGCCATCCAAGATGGTGACAGTGCCAGTTAGCGCGGTGCTAACCGTCACAACGATGCGATGCAAGTAATCGCCGACTGCACCTGTGCCGCCCAAGACCTGCGCGGTCTGTGATGCTGCAACGGTTTCGTATGCATAAGCATAGGGATAAGATACGCCGCTCATATTCTGCTACTCCTTTGTGATTTGGTGGTTGCCCACATATCGTTTAGTGTGACCGTATTCTGCGGCCCGACGATCAGCGGGCGAATTGTATCGGGTGCTTTAACTTTTGGTTCGGCACGCCACGCGATTGCGAGCATCCTGAAAGCGTCTGCTGGGTGAGATGTCCAATCGTGGCGTGGCGTTTGTCTAAATGCTTTTTTATCCTCATCGTACTCGCGCTGGTATTGACGCAGCGCCTCAATGCCTTCGTGACAGTTGTCGGCATCAAACCACACGCGCGGTAACATCTGCCGCACGGCTTGAATACCGTCTTGCACTGACAGGTCGGGCACGATCTTGAGCGATGAGATGCCAAGATGCTCGGCAAGTTGTTCGATGATGGATTTGCCTTGTGCTGCCAACGTCTTTGCTTTTGCGTCGTGCGGCAAATAGTGCTTGCCATACTTATAGGGTTTTGACTTGATGACATCGGCAAGTTCGGCGATGTTTGCGCCTGATACTGCGAAATAGTCAATGACGTGGATTTCGCCTGCGATGACTTGATAGAACCAAATCGCCGTGTCATCGCGGTAGCCCAAATCCCATGCGGTGTGCACTGGTAGCTCGAACTGATATTCGACTGTAGTGATGCGACCTTCGTCATCTGCCTCGCGCAATTCCTTGCCGTAGAACGCGCCAAGAATCGCCGCCTCAAATGAGCATTCGTATTCTTGCAGATATTGATCTTCGGATAGCTGTGCGCGCGCGGCTGCCAATTCGCTATCGGGTAGCAGTCCTGACTTGCTGGCGGGCAGTGTCAGATGAAACCATTCGCCCTTGCTGCGTTGTGCGGTTGAGTAGATCGACCAAAACTGATTCTTGCCTTTCGGCGTACCGCCAAACACGCACCAGCCCTGCTTATCGGATAGCGCTGGTCGGATAACGTTACCAAACACGCTTGGTTTGAAATCACCGTATTCATCCAAGTAAACGCCCGAAAAGCCTAACCCGCGAATGCCGTCTGCATTGTCAGCACCAAACAAACGAATTTTTGCGCCGTTGACCAGCGTGACGGTCAGTTCCGCTTCGTTGCTGTCAGCCATGATGGGCTGTGCGTAATGCTTGAGATAATCCCAAACAACGGATTTTGCTTGCGAGCGATACGGAGCAACGTAACCGAACAACGGCATTTTGTCTTTGCTCATAATCGCTGCTCGGATGATGTCGTTGATTGCAGCGACGGTTTTGCCTGCGCGACGATGCGCGACCAAACACGCCCAGCGTTCGGTACGGTTATGGAATGGCATGAACGCGTAGCGTGGCGCATAGGGCAGGACTATTTTGTTGGTTCCGACCATGTGATGTGCATTGCCTGTGGTGCTCCGTCAGGCCCACTCATCTCAGTGCGCGCCAATTTAGGGATGTGATACTCGATTGCTTTCAAATACAGATCAGCCGCTTTTGCGGGGTCTTGTTCAGCGACTTGGTTAATCCAGCCCTCAAAACGCTCTACATTGCGTTGTGCGATAAGTGCAATGGCTGCCCTTACATCCTGCGTAGCTTTGTTAGGAATGCCTTGTCGTGATCCACCGCCGGTCTTTATTCCTTTTGCCATCGTTTTGTGTCGCTCTTTATCTCTATTTGCGATAAGACATCTTTTTCATGGCTTCAGCCAATCGTTTGCCTTTGTCCGCTTGATTAAACTCTTTCGCAACGGCAACTGGCACGCCCACTTTCTTTGCGAATTCGGGGTTGTGCGCTGCCGCAGCCATCATTCGTGCTTGTGCCGGTGAGTGTGATGGCATGGTTATTCTCTTGGTAATGGATAACGCAATTCGTTAGGTTGTGCAAATGGGTTCATACCTTTGCCGATTCTGCTTGCTGCGTGTTCTGTAGCTTTTTTGTAAATAGATTCTGTTGGTTCGTTGCCTGCCAATAAATGCTCAATTTCGCTTGCGCTAAGTGTTGGCACAATCAATGGGTGTTCTACGTTTTTGCCGTTGATGTCGCTTTCCGCAGAAATCTCAGTAGATACGCCGCCTTCTTTGTGTGGCAAAGCGCCAAAATAGCCTTTGCCTTTTACGCCCTCACCGCTGTGCCGCAAACCAAAAGGATCAATTCCTTGTTGAGTTGAATAAAACTGTAATGCTGCGGCAAGTTTTGTGGGGTCTGCCATTATTTAAGATATTTAAGTTTGTAAATTGTTGTGTCCAAAAGTTCTTGAATGTTGTCTACAAGTTGGTTGAGTTCGGAATCTTGCGGTAGTTTGCCGCGCACATCACCGACAAATTTGTTAACTGAGACAAGGTAACGCACAGGGTCATCGTGTTGGTGATATTCGGACGGAAACTTTTTTAGTTGTCCGTACTTGCCCATGTAGGCTTCGGCGTATGCGTCCACCAAGTCGATAATGGAATCATAATATGTGCCGAGCGCAACGTGCTTGGCGTAGCTATCAGTTGCCCAGTGCATGAGATGCGTATTGGTGCCGCTATGCAATAACGCCAAAAGAAAGTTTGTAACGTATTTTTCCAAGATTTTTCCTTGTTTTTAAGGAAATGCAATCGAATTCTGAACCTTTTTATGTTTTTGTCAATGACATTGATTGCGCGAGCATTGATTGCACGACGTGTTCAACGCCGACCTGATCGGTGACGATGGCGTGGCATCCTGTCCAGCCGGTTAGAAACCGCGTTTGGTCGTCGGTCAATTTACCTTTAGGCATTTTGACTTCCACCAACCACGTCACACCGCCAAACGAAATTAGCAAGTCGGGTACGCCTTTGCCAATTGCGGCGAGCGACAACACAGAGCAACCAGCATTCCTAAACCCCTGCACTATTTGAGAATGATTCCCATCTACCTTTGCTGCTCGGCGCATATCAATCCTTTCAATCGTTCAATTTCCGACCATCAAAAACGGCGCGCAAACACGCCGTTTTTTGGTCAACTGTATCGTGATACGTATCCCTTAAGAAAGACCATAAAATACAAAATCTTGTATTTTTTTGTCCAAAAAGATGTGATACGTATCAAATACAAAAACGCGCTAACTGCGTGTTTTTATGTATGTTTTCCAACAAAAACCCCCAAAACATACCCCCCTATCTATCGACTTTTTGTATCACCCAAAAACATCAAAGATATGTTGATACAGAATACCCCCCATCTTAGCCCTCATCTTTTGCCCTTTTTCCGGCTGCCGTGAGCACAAAACGCTTGCGATAACGGCGTACCAATTTTTCTTTTTCAAGGTCTTTAAAAAGCCGCTGAACCTTGCCAATGTACGGCTGGCCAGTCTTTGTGTGCCAGCCCAAACGCTCGGCATAATCGCGTAAAGACAATTTAGGTTCATCAAACATGACGCGCAGCAACATATTTTCGTCTGCTTCTAGCTGTCGCTGTAGTTGGTCGGTGGTACGCGCATCGACCGCCGTGGCAACGATGGATGTGACCGCCGAGCCTAGATTGGTCTTAATCCCATCATGGATGTGCACTTCAAGTTTCATGTCGATAAAATCAAACGCGGGGCCGCGTACCTTATTCCAGCCTAACTGCACTACTTCGCCATCTTTGAAAGCGGTCAGGTTCGCGTCTAGCTCATTTAGAAACGCCGAGCCGCCGCGTGGCATCAGCGCATCGTGACCGCTGGCGTATTTGCTTGGATGACACAAGACCATCACCGCAGGCCGACCGGCTAGTTCGGTCAAGCGGCGCAGTTTGATGGCGTGCATGACCATGTCGGTATTGCTATTTTCGTCCTGACCGGCAAAAAAAGCCGCAGAACTATCCACAATCACCAAGCCAAACCCGCCGTGTTGTTCTGCCAGTGCTTCAAGGTGCGACATATTGGCATCAAGATCAAACCGCGCGAAGGCGAACGTGAGATCGGCAAATCCATCGGGTAGAAACCATGCCTTTTGCATACCGCGCACCCGCAGGCGTATGTCTTCGGGGTTTTCGCCAGCTAGGAACAGCACTTTTGCCTGTTCTGTCTTGTGCTGCCCAAATGACCGACCAAGCGCCACGCAACCTGCCATTGAAAGCCCTATAGCCGTCTTTCCTGCGTTCGACAGTCCAGTTAACCCATGCAGGTACCCTCGCAGCAATAAACCGTCTATAACGTATTGTGGTGGCTTAAAACGGCGTGCAAATTCATTGCCTGTTTCTACCGTGAATTGAGCGGTGGTGGGCGTAACCGTCGGCGCTGTGGTTTTGCTGATCGACATAGGATTCACCCAGCCTTCGGCTTGAGCGCGGGAAAAAAGGGTTTTTATGGTGACCGCAGATTTACCGCGCCCGAAGCTCATCCACTTGCTGCGCTGCACCTTGTGGTCGAACTTATTAGATTCCTGCGACCATTCCACCCACACTTGATAGGCTGCGTCACCAAGTCCTGTGGCATGTAGCGCCATGCCTGCTTCAATCCACTGGTGATAATCATTGGCATCTAAATGCTCAAGCGCGTTGGCGGCTTCGGCTAATTGTTTGGGCAGCGTAAAGGTCGGTAGGTTAGGCGCACTGGCTGTGCGTTCGCCGATGTGCTCAACCATAAGACGCTCTAACCACACTGGCGCGCGGGCAGGAATGAAGCCCTGTAATACATCCAAGCCTTCATCCCACGCGTACCTGCGACCGCTGTGGTGGATGCTAGGCTCTGCCACGATGTAGCCGTTAGCCTTGATGTCAATGCCCTGTGCGAGCAACCCACGCACATTGGCGATGGTTTGTGGATCAACGCGAAATAGGTAGTGCCAACCGTTGCCAGTGCGTTGCACTGCGGTGTCGGGAAATGGGCCATGCTGTTGAATGAGCGCCTCAAGCGACAAGTGCCCATTGTTTCGCGTGTCTACGTCAAGCGCCACGATGTCGTTATCGCCCATCGCAATGCCGATGTTGGCGAATGGATATTCTGACCAATAGCCACGAATGCGCGTTTGGTCGAGCGTTGCGTCGTTTGCCCCATGTAGCGTCAGCGGATGTTTGCCCGGCGATTTGCACACACTGTTGCCGCAAGTGCAGGCATTGTTTCGGATGCTATGTAATGGCAGCACACGAAAGCCGCGCTCGGCGTATTTCAGCGCCGAATCAAGCAGCATTTTGGGGTGTAGTTCGTACACAGGTTCAGTCATTTTGATCTTCCCAAATGTTTTTTATAAGTGTTTTCCAAGCTATTGCTGCACAAAGTGGGACTTGTCCGTTTCCAATGGCTTTAAGTCTGTCCACCCTAGCGGCCACCCCATCAGCCACTCTACCCACGTTGGGTTCAGTTTCCCACCATTGTGCAGACCCGAAACTTGTTCCCCCAAATTGCCCTTGCCCCTGTCTCTCAAAGCATGACGCGAATCTTGAGCTTTCGGTGTCCCCCATTTTTCTTTCGTTATGTAACCCACTGGCTTCCCCGCTCCCGACCATTCCACCTGTTCTGATAGACATCCTGCCCCCACTCCATTGCGACCGATCTTTTTCCGATAGTCCAACCTTTTTTCCATTGATTCTGCTGAACGAATTGGTATGTCTACAGTGCTTGGAGTAAGCCACAATCCAGATTCTTTCTCTTTTATGGTTTGCACCAACGTCGGCAGCAGATACAACCCCCCACCGACTGTCGTACCCCATTGCGGTAAGGTCTGCAAGGACGCGTTCAAGTCCTCTAGTAACGAGCATTGGACTGTTCTCCACAAATGCGAATCGTGGTCGAACTTCGCCAATAATCCTTGCCATTTCTTTCCACATTCCGCTTCGTTCTCCGTCGATTCCTGCGCCTTTTCCTGCGGCGCTGATGTCTTGGCAGGGAAACCCTCCAGATACAACGTCAACAATTCCTCTCCACGGCTTTCCGTCAAAGGTTTGAACGTCATCCCAAATCGGGAAAGGCGGGAGAAAACCGTCATTTTGTCTTGCGACAAGTACGCTTGCTGCGTAAGGTTCCCATTCAACGGCGCAGACGGTTCTCCATCCAAGCAGTTTTCCCCCAAGTATTCCACCACCAGCGCCTGCGAAAAGAGCCAGCTCATTCATTGCCCCTACCCATTGTTTTCATTTTCTAGCCCTTGAAATTCATCAATTGGAATGATGTACGCGGGGTTCTTATCAAACGCATCGCCCCGATCTGTTCTGCCTGCATATTTGATTGGATAACGCTTGGTTATTTCCAAAAATTTTATGGTGTCTGACCACGAAACCATTAAGAAGAACGGCAAGCCTGTCTCTGCCGCCATTTGCTTACCAAACATGACGGTGTGCAAACTGGCGTAATAAGTGGGATAAGTGGTGCTTGCTACCGTGCGGCTTTTAATTTCAACCCACGCTGCTGCTTCGCCTTCGTGAATGAAAATGTAGTCAATAGAGTAACGCGGTATCAGTTTTACCATTTCGCCGCCCCATGCCGCAGCGACGCGCTCGGCGATACTTTGCTCGCGTTGTAGGTCTTTTTCGGTTTCGTAGATCGGGCACATTTACTTGCGCCGTTTCTTTTGGTAGGCGGCTTCAATTACCCGCAATCTGCCGCCTGTCAAGTGCTGTAATTTGTACGCCGCGCCCTCTGCGACATATACCCCCCATTTCTCGACCGCTTGTCGGGTAATCCCCAAAACTTCCGCTAACTGCCTACGCCCACCGAAATGTTGCACTGCGTCTGATGTTTTCACTATGTTGTACCCCAAAAGCAAAAAAAGTTGCACGGAAAGAAAAGTTGCAGTATATTGGGTTCCAGCAGCACTGCAACTGTTTTTTTAAACAACCGACCTAACAAGGAACCGACCATGACAATTGATGAATTCAACCAATTAATCAACGCCGAAATTCAGCATGAGATTCAGCGTGCTCAACGCAAAGCAATGCTGGATGCGTTACAGGAACAACTGGATGACGCACAGCGCGCACTCGACGCGTTAGTCGCAGCAGAAATAGAAATCGACCGTCTTACCAACGTTGATGGCTACAAAAGCATTGACGGTCAAATCGCTGCGTTCAAAGCAATCACCGCGCAAGCGAATGTCTTGCATTTAGAAAAACAAATGCGGAAGATCAAACAATGAATGTTCGCAAGATTAAAACAAAAATTAAGAATTACAAAAAAGCATTAAGAGCAGCACAAACTACACAAAAACGAATATCAAAAATGATTGCTCAATTTCCGCAAGATCAAAAACCGCATAACACAGGTTTGTTTGAACTTTATTGTTCAGAAGTGATTGTCGACCTAATAATAAAAATCAATTTTTATGAGAGGGTTTTGAATGAACGCTGACCGTTTAGTTGTAATTTTTGCAGTCGTAGTTTTAGTCTCACTCACAATCATCGAACTAACTACCTAGAGGGGAAACACATGGCTATCAATTTACAAGCAATCAAAAAGAACACCGACCTACTGCCACCGCGCGTAATGTTGTACGCACCACACGGCATCGGTAAGACCACATTTGCCGCAGGCGCGCCATCACCAATCTTTGTGCAAACAGAGGATGGTTTGGGGCAATTGGAAGTCGACCATTTCCCACTGGCGAAATCAGTCATTGATGTACATGAGGCGCTTCAAGCGCTCACAGGCAAACACGATTTCTCGACCGTTGTAATTGATAGCCTTGACTGGTTAGACAATCTGATTTGGGAACAAATTAACAGTGAATACGATGCAAAAGATCTAGCCTACGGCAAGGGCGCGGTCATTGCATCGGACAAGTGGCGCGAGATTCTCGACATGCTAAACGTATTGCGCGCACAGGGGATGGCTACCATCCTGCTTGCACACTGCGAGATCAAGCGTTTTGATTCACCCGAAGTTGAGCCATATGACCGCTACCAACCAAAACTCCAAGCGCGCTCAAGCGCGTTGGTGCAAGAGTGGTGTGATTGCGTGTTCTTCGCAAATTACAAAACTATCGTTAAGCAATCTGATGTGGGTTTCAATGCAAAAGTATCTCGCGGCATTAGCACTGGCGAGCGTGTGATGTATACCGCAGAGAAACCTGCATATCTAGCAAAAAATCGTTATGCCTTACATGACACGCTGGCGCTATCGTGGGATGCGTTTATTGAAGGCATAGCGACTGGCAGCAAGAAGTAAAACTACCAACCAACCGAAAAGGAAACAAAAATGGCAACATTAAACTTTAACGCCGCAGCAATCGAACCACAAGAAACCAAATCATTTGATGCAATTCCTGTAGGTCGCTACTCAGCGATGATTGTTGATTCAGAAATGAAAACAACAAAGGCGGGCACAGGGCAATATCTACAGTTGACGTTTGACATTCTCGGCCCTACCCACATCGGTCGTAAGGTGTGGGCGCGTCTAAACTTGTCTAACCCAAATAAAACGGCAGAAGAAATTGCACAGCGTGAGTTGTCGGCAATCTGCCATTGTTTGGGGCTAGAACAAGTCGAGGAATCAGAGGAACTGCACGACATTCCGCTTCTGATTGACGTGGGTCAAGAAAAGAATACCCAAACTGGCGATATGACCAATCGCATCAAGGGGTATGCAGCCGAAGGCGATGCGGTGGGCGTGGCAAAGGTGCAAGCCGCTGTTCAGCAAGTTGCGACCAAAAAAGCCGCGCCGTGGGCTAAAAAGTAATGGCTACGCTGCCCGCATCACAACACTCAACCCGCGAGGCCATTTTTCGTCAGTATGAGAAAAACGCCGAGCGGGGCGGGCGGCCCCATTTGGGGGCCAGCCTGATCGGTTACGATTGCGACCGCTACTTGTGGCTGTCGTTTCGTTGGGCTAAAGAACGCAATTTTGACGGTCGGATGCTGCGTTTGTTTGATACCGGCAATCAACAGGAATCGCGCATAGTCGCTGATTTGCGTGCCATTGGGGTAGAAGTATCAGACAAGGACGAAGATGGCAACCAGCACCGTTTTAGCGCGATTGGTGGGCATTTTGGCGGCAGCATGGACGGCGCGGGCGTTGGATTGCCCGAAGCGCCCGAAACATGGCATGTGCTGGAGTTCAAAACATCCAATGCCAAATCATTTGCCGCGTTGCAAAAAAATGGTGTGGAAAAGTCCAAACCGCAGCACTGGGCGCAGATGCAGGTTTACATGCACCAGTTTGAGTTAAGCCGCGCTGCGTACATCGTGGTCAATAAAGACAATGACGATATTTATGTGGAAAGAATTAACTATGACAAAGCCGCAGCGAATAAATTTCTTGCCCGCGCCGCGCGTATCGTATCTGCGACAGAACCCGCAATCCCAATCGGGGATACTGCGGACGCGTTTGTGTGTAAGTTCTGCGATTTCAAGGAGCAATGTCACGGCACTGAAGCGCCAGCGGTCAATTGCCGAACCTGCTGCCATTCGACTGCGGAGATGGATGGGAACGCTCGATGGTCGTGCGCCGAGCGAAATATTGACTTGGATGTTGGGGCACAGCGTAAAGCCTGTGAACAGCACAGACACATCCCGCAACTGCTAGGTCGCTTTGCTGAATTGATGGACGCGTCATCCAACAACCTGCTCACTTATAAAAACAAACTGACAGGTAAAGAGTTTACGCAGCCAGCGTATAGCAGTCAGGAAATCACCGATTGCGCTGCAAAGGAAATGTTGGGTGACAAGGTGGTTGATGAATTCAAAAAAGAGTTTGGGGCAAGCGTGTTTGATGGCATGAAGGATGACTTGCCGTGGGCAACCGTTGAAGATTTACAACCAGTGATTAAACCAAAAAGGGGTAGAAAAAATGTCTGACACATTTATCTATGTAGCAATCATGTTTTTTGCATTAAGCGGCGTGGTCGCATGGTCATGCTTGATCTTAATCGCAAGTCTAAGCCTCATCACTTTTTCGCAGCGCAAAAAAGACTACAAGGATTTTTAATTATGAAACGCGTTATGATGCTTTGTGCTTTACTTGCAACTGGATGCAAAAGTATGACACCCGAAACCGAACTGATCGTGGACAAGCAGTCTTACACGATGAGCCGGTCAGAGATCATCACAGCGACCAATGAATGTGAATCTGCTGGTATGCGTGCTGTGGTGGTCAATGCTAAACGCAAGGTGGGAGAGCAATTTATTCCTGTCGTAATTGACATTACTTGCGTTCCTAAATTTAAGTGAGAAAACCATGAGCCTAGCTAAATTGAAAATGCACGTTGAACACATTTTGATGCGGTTTAATTACATTGATCCAAACAATGACTATGTGGATGTAATGAATTACCGCCACATCCCCATCGTATACAACGCTGAACAAGCGCGCAGAATGGAAGATGCTCGCCAGTATCTACGCAGCCGCAAAAAGTATTACATTGAGCAACGCGGCGGTTGGGTGCCAACAAAGGCAGCAGAAACCGATGTGCGTAAGACGTGGAACCAGTACCTTGCACAACAAGGTAAACCGATGATGCGCGTAGCAAAGTGATTGCGCGGTTTTGGAGAAAAAGGAAAATTATGAGTACCGACAAATTATCTGCTGAAGAATACTTAACTTTTATGCAATCGCTAAATGAAATAACGCCTAAAAATAGCGTATTTCATATGACGTTACGCGACTATTTTGCGGCAAAAATGATGCAAGGCGAAGCCGCAACGGAAATGAATGTTCGTGAATACGATACTTACGCATTGCGCGCCTACAAAATGGCAGATGCAATGTTAAAAGAACGTGAGAAAAACGGTGGATAAAGACAAATCTAAACCGTTCCAAGATCGCGGCTATCCGTGGTGGGTAGTGTTCTACACGTCTGCACTTGATTTGCCGATTCGCTGGCAAGAAAGCCCGCGACGCATACGCGAATTGGGAGAACCGGAACGGCGCGCAGATGAAAAGGTGTGTTCTAACTGCCGCAAACCCAAAAAAGCACATGAGTTTGCTAAGTTACCTACAGGCGCGTTAAATTCATGGTGTATTGAATGTAAAAAAATAATAGAACAAACTCGACGCAAAAGGCCAAAAAATGTCTACAGAGGAATTTGATACGTTTAGGCACAACCAATACATGCGTCAAAAGCGCGTATTGATTGAATATATGCAGGTCAAGATTGAACAAGAAGATTGGCACGGCGTAGCCGATGCCGCGATGGACATCCGAGAGATGGAAGCAAAATACAAAAGGGGCAACAATGTATAGCGATTGGTTTCACTACGCGCAGCATCCAGTACGCAACGGTGTCTACCAAATACAAGTGGGTAAGGTGGACTATGAGAGCCAGTGGTTTCGTAAGTTTAAGGATGGGTTTTGGTATAGCGGTGCAGAAACGCCAGCAGAAGCAGCAAAAGAAACAAAGGTGCTAGGCACGCGTTGCGCCCCCGACGAATATTGGCGTGGAGTGACTAAACGTGTCAAATAAACACGACATGGTAAACAAGCCACCACATTACACGATGGGGCGGTTTGAAGTGATTGACGTGCTTGAGGATTGGGCGGCTGACGATCCGCACATTTGGACTACGCTGAAATATTTAGCGCGCTATAAGCACAAAGGCAATCCGCTACAAGACCTTGAAAAAGCACGTTGGTATCTTGACCGCAAGATCGCGCAACTCAAAAAAAATAGCCCCGACCAGCGGGGCTAAAAGCTCAGAGGAAGAAGTCCGCAAGGGGAGACGGACGGTTAAAGTGTAGCAGATTATGACAAATATAGGGCGCGCTCGGTATTACGACGCGTAACCAGCCCTTTAAGCACTTTGCCGCCAGCCTTTGTGTATAGCAAAAATGCGTTTGCCGCGCCCTCAAAATCGCCGCGATTGTGCCGCATACGGATGCTGGAGCGTTGAAGCGTGCCTAGCCCAAAATTGAAGCTAATGCTAACCAATGCGTCAAACCGCCCTTGAGTAAGGCCAGTAGGGCACATTCGAGCCACACCGCGCTCAAAGCGATCAAGATCGGCGCTAAGTATTTCATCTACTTCTTTCATTGTTAAAACACGATTCCAAGCGTCAGGCAGCGTTTTACCGTCACCGATTAAATGCCCAACACCCACCGTCCACAAACCAATTGCGTCCTGGTAGGGCTTAGTTCTTACGCCTTCGTGGTGCTTGATTGCGTCAAGCGCACGTTGACTAACTTTCACTTTTTGAAAGCCTGACCGCCAAAATAGAATGAAATGATGGATGCAAACACAATCTGAGAATCATCATCCCATAACTGGTCTAAAGCGATGTCAAACGCTACGCCTGTTTTCCAAGCATAATAAAAACCAAACGCGTCCACAAAAACAAGCAATAAAAACATGCCATAAGTGATGCCCGGTCGCACCATTGCGCGCGCATTAACAACCCATTGACTAGCACCGCGCGCGGTTTCGATGTCATGGTTGTATAAAGCCTGTCGTTCCTGCACAGCAGTTTGTGCATTAGTTACATCAGCGTTAATTTGAATTTGTTCGGTTTGGATGTGGGCAATGCGTTCCTCAATCTCAAGTCCTGCTTTCTTTAGTTCTAACTCGCGCTGAATTTGCAATTGCGCCATTTCAAGTTCGTGTTTTTTGTCGGCACGATCTTGGAAGAAATTCAAAATATTAGGCAAACCGCCCATTAAAAAGGAAACAACTGTAGAGACTAGAGATAGCATCACATCACCTCAATTAAGAACCACAAAATCGCACCCATTGCGACCATCAAAAAGAACACAACCGTCGCTAATTCGATGGCCTCTTGCTTTTCTTTAGCCCTACGTTCGGCAATGTCTTTTTCTAATCGAGCCTGACGAATTGCTTCACGACGCGCGTCATCTTCAACACCAATAATTCGCTGGCGTTCTGCACATAGTTCTTGGTAGAGCGCCAACTCGCCCTTCATCGTGAACATATCTTTGAGTTCACGCTCCATGTCGCGCATTTGTTTGCGCTGCATGACGATGTTAAACGCTTGCTCAAGCGCAGTTTGGTGCGCTTTTGCGCCTTCAGGATCATCCGGTGCTGGTTTGTTCTTAGCCGCTTCTGCTTCAGCA